CACGATCTGGAAACAATAGACGAGAGAGTATTTGAGAAACCGAGGATATCCTCGGCCTCTACGAACTCTCCACTTAGGGCGTCTCCGACGCCTTCGGTGACTAACTTGTTTTGGTCTATATACCTACCCATCACAACTATTTGTCGTGGGGTCAGTATATCTTCCGACTGAGTGATCTTGCGGGCAGGTAACTGTCCGGGATCTTGTAGAGACCACAGATTGCAGGTACGTAAGTGCCTGAAATCATCGTAGTCAATGCCAGATTTGGCTTTCAAAGTCTCTGAGACCAATACTTTGATTTTTCGGTCTGATTCGACGATCTGCACAATACTGTGCGAGATCATCAACCGAGTTAGATTATCTGGATTATCTAGGAGAGCTTTGCTCTCTTCGGTTAGCCAGTTTCCTCGATCTAGATATTCTCTTGTCAAATGCACAAAGTTACCACGTGAGTGGCGTCTGAGTGTAAGATAAGAAATTATCCATTTCTGTAGGGATTCAAAGTATGTTTCTCCACCGCTTTTCGGAATATTCCGAAGGTGGTGGAACGACGAGGCGTCTAACAAGACTCCACGTGAAGAACATAAACCAAGCAGCATAGGTATGTACCGGTAATCAGCGGATTTATTGACAATTTTCGGACTAATCCGAGATGCGTCTTCGCCGTTAAGGTACGTACGGGAACAGAACTCAGCAACTGAGCCAAGTTTTCCGTACTCTTTTGATTTAGCTCTATTGATTGGAAGATTAATCTTCCCATAGAAGCTTTCAAAGATACGATCAGGATCATAGATCCATAGATCGTCTCCCACCTTGCCGTAGCATCTGTTTCTTTCGAAGATATCTCCGATAGAAGAATGCCGGTCATAAACAAAGTTTATGAAAAGGTGATCTGTGAGGGTTGCTATATCAAAGGAACCGTTTGTACCCATACCCTGACCTTGGCCGTACTTAACTGTACTACCAAGAGAAGGAACATACCAGGAGCAGTGGACAACTAATTGTCCCCAAGCTTCTGCTAGTCTCGGACTAAAGAGGTGTTTCATCGTGACCTTTTGAAGGTCTCTATGGAACCTATCTGTCCAGGCAGAGATATCATAAAATCTCAGTGAGTCTATACTCATTGTGTGATCTTTGACTTTCTCTCCCGAGATGCACCGATGTTGGAAGGAGACCATGGCGGCAACGCCGCTATCCTGGTCTTTCCGGAAGTCAGTCTTACTGAATAATCTTTCGGTAACTCTCTGAACATGCTCCCGTATGGGAAGCAGTATCATTTGATTCCAGAAATCGGCAATCGCGACGATTCGGGTCTTAAGACCTGAATCGGGAATTGAGACTAGTACCCGCAGTTTGGTGTTTTCTTTAACAGAGTCAAGTTGGCTTCCAAATTTCTTGGATTCCTGACTGACCATCGCCTTCAAGTAATCGAGAAGGTACACTACTCCAATTTCCTCGGCTATCCGAGAGAAGCTGTAAAATAGTGGACTTTCCAACAGACATATTGCTTCCTCAATGGAAGACTCAATCTTTGGTTTACCATTAGGTCCGTTCTTACCTAGGTGAAAACGGAACTTAAATAAGTTAACCTCAGTTTTGATGTCCCACTTAAAGGGTTTTAAACGTTCAGACACGTATGTGTCGAACTCTTTGAGTAACTCTTCGTCGATAGGTATCGACTTTTCTAAAACGGATGCCATATTTGGATCCGCTAGGCCTTCAATCATTCGAACAATGTTCAGAATGGTTATGACCGCTTGATACTTTTTCGGTAGACTTACGTCGCCGACTTCAGTTAAAAGCAAGTCGATAATGAGAGCTTGGAAGTCCCTTCCAAGACAAGAAGGAACACGATGAACATCAGAAGTGGCTAACCACCCTGGGTTCTGAGGATTCTTTCCTTCGATTAGATCAATCGTATAGGATTTTACAATCCCATAGCGAGCGGCACCATCGGTAAAACCGTGGTTCCGGATCAATGAAGTAATTAGGTCTCTCACATCATTCACACACGCAGAGTAAAACTCTGTAGTGTAATCAGGAAGTATCGCATTTAGGACTATTCCTAAATTTGAAATCTTGGGTTGAAAACTCCAAGCCTGATGACTTTTGATTCTCGTTCGAATATTCTTACGAGGTTGAGAGTCTGTTGACCTAAAGGGAAACTCTGTTTTACTCTGCCCGTCCGATAATTTTTTATTGGAAGAACTGTTTCTTTTAACCATATGGTTGATAGAAAGAGATTTAGGGTTGTTGGCACATCGAGAAAGTCGTAATAACGATATTCTCTAGTTGATTCCAGGACTTAATGGTAGC